TTGATGGCTGTGGTTTCATCGGTGAGATCCACGACTTGGCTACCAGTACCACCAGCACCCATGGTGCTAATCCCGATTTGGCTGATGCCAATCTGGAAGGGTGGGTCAAAGTTAGGCCCTGACGAGAAGTCAAAGCTAACTGTGAGGGTGATGGGATAGGTCACAGCGCGATGTTTCCAGTCGTGCGATACCAGCCTGATGTGCTGTAGCCAATGCTTGAGTAATCAATGATGGTGTCCACGATCTTCTTTTTGGTATCGTCCGAGAGATCGCCAGTACCAGTCACATTGATGTTGATGGTTGCCGGGGCTTGGACTGCTCCACGACCGAATACATCATCAAGCACATCTTGGGTAATGCTTGGGGCAATGAATCCAGATTGGCCTTGTGGTACTACCGATGGCACTACCGGCTGCTGAGTAACTGCTCCGCCCGGGGCCGTGGGTGCTACCTGAACGCCAAGGCCACCAAGTTGATTGCGGATCTTGTCTAGGCTGTCGAGCCATGCTTGGAATGGATCGGTCGGCTTGAACTGAGCCAAGCGAGCCAATTCTGCTTGGGAGTCTGATAACTTCTTTGCCAGCTTTTCGGCTTGGTCTGCATTCTCAAGTACCAGTTGCTTCTTGAGCTTGAGTCGTAGGATCTCATTCTCAGATAACTGCTCATTCTTGAGTGCGGCTTCTAGGCTGATGAGATCATCGTTGAAGGTCTGGCCGGCCTTTTCAAGCTTGTTGGCTTCCTTGGTCTGCTTGTTTTGCTCGACTTTTTGCTTCGTAATGCCTTGCTCAGTCCTGAGTGTCTTGGATCGAAGAATGCCCTGCTCTTTGGCATTGGCTCGGGCAATCGCATCGGCCTTGCCTTGAGCCTTGGCTGATTCGCTTCGACCACGATTCCTGAGGAAGTCTAGGTAAGGGCCAATGACCGGAATGGCGAGAATGTCCAAGCCACCACCCGGGATGAGGCCACCGATGGTCTTGATTTGCTTACCAATGCTGGCAAGCCCAAGGCTGATGTCTCCCACATCGGTTGCCATTTTCTCGAAGGCTCCGGCAAGGGCTGGCACTCCCTGATCTTCATCGAGCAACAGCTCCAAGGACTTGACCAACTTCTCGCCCAAGATTTCTTGGGCATCATTGGCGGCTGCGCTAAGGATGGCTAATTGACCGGCATAAGTACCGGCTGCTCTTGCTGCCTGTCCAGAGAATCGCTGGGTCAATTCTTCGGTGATGTCGTTGAAAGATTTGCTGGTTAGGTCTGCCTTGCTCAGTCCAATGTTGAGTCGGCTGAGGCTGGTGGTCGTACCCAAATAAGCCCGGCTCAGGGCTTGAGTCACAGATCCGAGAGAGCGACCAGTACCGGCTGCGATGTCGAGTGATAGGGCGAGAAGCTCTTGCGCTGTGCCTAGGCTTTTGGTGGCTGTGACCAACTGTTGAAGTGCTGGCCGAAGTTCCCCATCCGCTACGCCTGTCGCATATTGCAATTCGCGGATGTAGGCCTCGATGGGTCGGACATCATAAGCAAGCCCAAGATTCTCAAGGTTACGCGCTAGGGCTTGGATGGCCTTATCTTCCTCTACGAAAGCTTTGACGGAAGCCTTTGAGAATTGAGTGATCTTGCGTACAGACAGGGCAGTACCAAGCGTGACAGCAAGCCGCTTGAGGCCCTTGTCCAATGCGGATGTTTGTTTCTGAGCTTCCTTGAAACCCTTGCCTTGGAATTCGGAAATAATCGGGATCAGAATAGTCATCGCGTTGCCGCCTTATATTTGGTGGCTGCCTTCTCGATGGCTGCCAAGATTGCATCCCGGGCTTTGCCTTGATTGGCGTAGAGGGCTTGATACATCAAGCGACCCCGGCCCTTGCCAACTGGCTTGATTGTGCCGATGTCTCGATTCAAGGCTTCAATGAACTGGCGGCCAGCCTGAGGGTTGTTTGATTTGCTGTCTGGATCTCCATAAGGATTCTTTGTGCCTGCGATTTCTGCGATGGCTCCGATGGCTGACTTGTTGAGCAATGAATAGGCGGCAGTCCATCCCTTTGTATTGCCACGCTTACGAGCGAGAGAATAGGTCAAGCCTTTGCGGATTGATGTGCTGTTATAGACAGGAAATGCCCTCGATCGGTTGGTGCGACTGACTCGCTCACGACCGTCATCCATAGCACCCGAAAGGAATGATCCCGGCATTAGGGTCTTGGCTTCATTGGAAACACTTTTGAGGGCTGTGCCAACTTCAATGTTCATTTCCTTGAACAGATCAGGGTCAAATTTACGAAGGGCGCGTTTGACCTTATCTACGCCTTCGACCTTGATTGGCATTGTCGGCCTTTCTCGCCTTCTCTTTCAAGTAAGCGAGAGTGGCCCGGAAGATTCGCTCATCCATGGCCAGCCACTCGCTTGCCGGGATTCCAGTCTCTATCTGCAATTGCGCTATCAGATAGGTGACGGAATCCTTGTCTATTTTGGGTCGCTGTCCTCGATCACTTCTACGCTGTCGAGCGTAGCTACGAAGTCCACGCCAAAGGGCTTGACTGACTTGCCGGATCGCCGTAGGGCTTCCCATGCCAGCCAGTAGAGATCGCTCTGTTGCTCACGCTCACGGAAGGCCTTGTGAAAGCCAATCTTGTGATGTTGCTCGAAAGCGAACTCTATGGCCGGGGTGATTCTTTGTTCAGTTGTTTCACCATCGGTTGTGGTGATCTTGAGGCTCGCCATGTGCTACTCCTTAGAAGCTGCCGGTATCTGCAACAGTTACAGCACCATTGATGGTGAATGTTACATCCTGTGTGCTGAGATCGCCGGTTGCTCCGTTGATTGGGGTCAAGTTGTTCACCAGAATGTCGAAGGTGTAAAGCTTGTTGCCATCGCCTACAGCTGTGCCTGTGTCCTGAATCATCTTGACTGCTGCAGTCGTGCCAAAGTTGGTCAGCAAGGTGTCAAGAATTTCCGAGCTTGCAGGGTCATTGAGAAATGAAAGGGTAAGGGTTCCGGTCTGGAGGCCCTTGACATACTTGCGGCCGGTGTCTCCCATTGCGGTGACTTCGAGTTCCTCAACTGCGTAATTGAGGGTTGCGGCGGTGACGAGATCGCTGAAATCGATAGTAGCAATCTTGACCCCGACCTTGTTATTCAGCGTGATCGCCATTTGATTCTTCCTTCTTCTTGGGCTTGCTTACAGGTTGTGGTTTTTCGATCTGGCCTATCTTGACCAGAAATCTAGTGCGCTCATCCATGGCTAACTCCAACTCGATAGGATTGAGACTCGAACATCACACGCCAGAAAGTCACCGGATGCTGCGTTCATGACCGCTGGTGAGGATACCTCGCCGATTGTATATTTGATGGTGGATGCGGCAAGCTTTGAGTAAAGTTCAAGGATGTAATCTTCGATGCCGTTCAAGTTGCCTTGGTTGTCGAATAAAGGCTTGATAAGGGTTATTTTGAAATGAGCCATGGGGGCAACGGTGATGTAGCCGTCATTGGATGGCGTGATGTAAGGATCATCCGGACTGATTACACAGCTGTTGGCAATCGGCGTGGCCGGTGGAAAGGAGAACACAGACCACACCGATGCGCTGGTGAGCGCACTCGCCAGCGTTCCTCGTAGGGTAGTAATCGCGCTCATCCTACGAGTCCACCGGGATCTAAGTAGTCTGCTAAAAGGCCACGGACTCGGGCCATAAGGGTATTGCCCATGCGATATGGGCTAGGTTGAAAGTCTGGACTAATGCCACCAGTTGAGGACATTTGACGAGCTTGCCAAATGTCGGTGGCAATCATGAGTGCAGCTTCTCGAACTGCTGGCACAGTAGCGTAATCCACTTGGCTGGCAACGATGATGGTTCCGTAAGGCACAACTGTGTGGCGTTCAACTGTCGTAATTTGTGCTTGAACGAACGACAGAGAATATGCAGTCACGGCTGTAATTGTATGAGAGCCGTTGAAGTGTGGAGCGACATTCTCGACAGTAATGGTTTGACCAACATAAAAACGATCGCTTACTGCGGTGTCGAAATAAACTGTTCCGGTTGTGCCGGTCGCTTCGTGAGCGATGACATTGGTGCGGTTGAGCCACAGCTTTGACTTTACAATATCTTCAGCTGCTTGGCAGACTTCTTCGACCACGGCATCGGTGTAAAGAGTGCCAATGCCAAGGTTGGTGCGAAGTTCGGCCTTCGTCACATAAGTTGCTGGCATGTCACTCCCTTCTTAGGTGTAGGGGCTAGGCGAGCCGTCTAGCCCCTACGATTGCTGGATTGGTTACGCGACCATCCACTTGTATGCGCCCTTGGCAACCTTGGTTGCAATTGCGCCGTAGCCGTAGAGGGCTACATTGATTTGACCGGTTGCGATGAGGTTAGACTCAAGGCGGAAGGTGCTGGACTCATACCATGTGTACGACTCAGGGTTGAGGACAACGATTGTGCCGTCTCCGGTTCCCGAGAGTGAGCGAGACACATAGAGGTTCAAGCCGTGGACATTGCCGCGGATTCCTGTCGGTGTGAGGTTCGCTGATGCGTTCTGTGGGTTGATGGTCTGGACATAAACCGGGCGATTTGATCCATCCACAAGGCCCATGATTGCGCCCCATTGCTCTGGGCTGACAACAACATTGGTCGCGAAGCCGAGAGTCTCCTTGTAAATATCGACAGCTGCATCGCTGACGAAATCAAGAAGGTTTGCGGCCGACATGGTGCGGTTTCCGCCATCGGTTGCTGCTGCACCGATAACCGTTGAAACTCGGTCGTTCGTTGCCTTGGCATACGCGAATTGCATCTGGCGTGAAAGCTCTGCGAAGAACGCTGGAGAACTTCTGTCGAGTAGCTCAACGCTGAAGGTTTGCTGGCCTGCGAACTTCTGAACAGTTACCGTGACAAACGCGACATTCTGATCAGTATCAGATGGTGCTGCTTCTTCTGCGGTGACTGCAACTGTTGGTGCTTGAGTGAGCTTCGGAATCTCGAAGGTCATTCCGGCATCTGGGAGCGTGCCACGGCTGATCGCATCAATGAATGGGCGATCTGCGTTAGCCAATGGGTTGATGACTTCGGTGAGCTGACGGGTTGGGATCAGACCAGCGTTGTCGGTTGTGTTTGCTGCTGCTGCAAGCCATTGACGAGCTTGATCGTCACCCATAGAAGCACGAACTGTGTTCTCAAGGTATGCACCGGCTGTGACCTCGATGCGTGGCTTGGTGTATGCAACTGCAGCGGTTACTGTAGGTCGTGAGGCCTCAACTGCAGGAGCATCTGCCTCAGGTGCTACGACTTCTGGGGTGTTCTCCACAGGAGCCTCGCTTTCGTTGTTGGTTGGTTGTTCAACTTCCTCGGATTCGGAAGCTGCGACCTCGAGTACCTCAGCCGACTTGAAAGCCGGATTTGATACCAAGGAAACTTCTTCGAGCCTTGCGCTCAACACTTCAAGGACAGATCCGACTTGGCGGCTGTCCAATACTTCGACACCCACCGACAGCCCAGATCTCAATTCTTCGCTGGCCTCGATCAAAGCATCATTTCCGCGACTAGTAGCGGAAACCTTGAAAGTGGCATAGAGCGCACCATCGTCAGCGGTGATTGCTTGGGCACGACCCAGAGGCTTCTTGCTGTCATGCTCTAGAAGGAATTTGACCTTCTTTGGATCATCCCATTGGACAGACCCGGCCTTGAATTTGACTTTGCCGACATTGGTATAACCGATTTCATTCTCGAATGGCAGAATCTTGCCAGAGATGAGTCGGCGGCCTTCATCGGCCTGAATCTCACTTGCTTGGAGGGTTATCTTCATGATGTTCCGTTCGGTGATAGATCTTCCATTTCCTGAGCCTGCTCAACTGTGATAAGGCCAATGGAAATCATTTTTTCGATTGCTGCAAGTCGAGTCAGAGTATCTGCTCGGAGAAAAGTCTCATCAACAGCAAAGCGCACATAGTTCTGGCTGTTGGTAATGTCATCCATGCTCAATCGTGTTTCGATGGCGGTGATGTAAGGCTGCAAGGCCAGCGAAATCAATTGTTTGCGCTCATCTTGAACATTGGCATAAGTCATCGAGTTATTCTCATCGGCTGAAAGGTAATACGCCGGGATGTTGCACAGGCGAGCAATTTGGGTGGTGACGGATTGAATGAGATCCGCATAACCCATGTCCTTGGGTGAGAAGGCAGTTGGCTGGTATTCCAAAGTGCTGGTGAGATAAGCGGTCGCGCCCTTGTTGCGGGCTGCTTTCCATTGAGTCAGTAACGCGGAGACTTCGGACTCGGAAAGGTCTGCGCCGGTGTTTTTGAGAATGCCGGATGGGATGGGTGCGATGGCTGCGCGATGTGCAGCGTTCTGTAATTCGTAGGCTTGCTTGATGATGGTCGCACCGGTGTTGAGGATTCCCTCGCTGAGTGCTTGGAATGTAATCAACGATCCAAGGCCAGTCATCGGTACTGGACTGCCATCAATGTAATACTGCGTGACGAATTGGCTATCTGGCGAGACTTGCTCGGTTACTCGCGTTGGTGCAATCCAATTGAATCGGGCTGGGCGGCCGTCATCAGCATAAAGTTCAGTAACTTGCCAGAATGCTTGTCCGAAGAATAAAAGCGAATCAACAGTCCAAGCGAGTGTTACCGATCGCGGTTGGTGAAGGGAAGGTTGCTCAAGCCACTTGGGTGATCCCAATTCTTCGTGGGTTGATTTGCGATAAAGCTCCAATGGAATACTTGCAATTGTTCCAGCAATGAGATTTCGTGATCTGACGATCGCCGGTAGAGACATTGCAATATCTCGGCTGACCTTAGGAAGGAATTGAGTGTTGAAATATCCAAAGTCATCCCCCATGACCAGAGGGGCATATTGGGCCTTGACCTCAGATGAAGTTTTCGGTGCTTGAATGAGGAAGCGATCCCAAAATGCCATAGCCTAAAGGATACCACACAAATCGGACAAATTAGGCAAAGATGGCTGGCTTCGACACCGGCTTCACCAGCTGATGCACCACCATGGCCAGAGCAATCGCCGCAGAGACATCCCCCGCGGATTTTCTCCTGACGATTCGCCAGCCAGCATCAGATAACTTTGCTCCACAGTTATTCATGCTACTGACCAGCTCGCTCTGACCATTGTGCGCTATTCGATTGTTTACGATTGCTTCGAGCAAGTCTCCACACGCTGTGTAGAAGATTTGCCCGGACATGTCCACGACCTTACAACCAGATTGTTGTAGCCGAGAGGCGATACTGGCGGTCGCGTACTTGTCAAAGCAAAGCATAGTGGGTCTGTATTGATCCCACCAGCCCTTGATGTCGGCAGCCATCTTGAGTTCATCGATAGCCACATCAGACTCCCATTGGTGCATGATGCCCACGCCAATCTTGCCATCCGGCATCAACTGGGCGGCTACTAGGCTGGCCTTCTTCTTGGTCACAGCAATATCAATGCCAAAGACGGTGGTGGCCCCGGGTGCAAGCTGTAGATCCTGAACCGTGAGATCCTCAAAAGCTCGGTAAGGCCATGGGCTTGAGATTGCATCAACCCATAGGCATAAGTGCTCAGTCCGGGCATCTTCTGGCTTGGCAGTCTTGATGTATTCCTGAATCGTCTCTAGTTTGGTCGTATAACCGATTGCCGGGTTGGCTTGGAGGATTTGCTCAACATCGGTGAGCTTGCAAAATGGCTCAGCCGAATACTCCCACCAGCCAAGGCTCTTGGGTGGGTAACTGAGGGCAGTCTCACGCAGGCCATTGAGGACTTCGCTGAAAGCATCACCGGCATTGGAGCAAGTCAGCAATACGCCATTGGTGGCTGTGGTAGTCGGCCGGATAGCGGCCCAAGCCTCCCGGGTAATCTCACGAAGCTCATCCACGAATATCAAGTTTGCAGTCTTACCACGCACCCCATCTCGGGTAGCGGCTGCAATCTCATACATGCTGCCATCGAGCAAGGTGACCGACTCCTGACCGTTCGCGTATCGAATTTGCTTGACCATAGCCATCAGCTCTGGATTGGCTTCGATGACCGAGACAACCTGACGGAAGGTGTCGATGGCCATATTGCGATTGGAAGATAAGCCGATCACCCGGCTCTTGCGTGGCTCAGCAAACAGCTCATAAAGAATGCGCATACGCGCTAAGTGGGTCTTGCCTTGCTGACGAGCAATCAACAGCCCTTGGGTGGTGATCTTGTAGTCACCTTTGCGATCTACGACCATCATGCGCTCGCTGACATATTTCTGCCATGGCAGCAAGGGGTCTGAGTACTTGGCTACCCAGTCAGCAAAGGCTTTGCCCTTGGATGCGCCCTTGATCTTGGGCGTTTCGAGTCTGGGCTTTGTCCGGCCCTTAGCGGATGCCATTCTCAACCGCCCCCCGAGTGATCTGGACTGTTTCCGCTAGCAAAGGGTGAATCCGCCATTGGCTTAGATTGAGTATGTCCGTTTTGCACCGGTTTGGACTGTTTCGCGGAGAGATGCTTTGG